ATTCTCTTTGGCTGTTTAGTTTTTTTATATTCTTCAGCAGCACGTTTGAGTTGCTGTAAACATGCTGATTCGATGTCATCTAATTTCGATGTAATTTTTACTAAGTCTGCAACTCGCATTGCAGCGTTAATGCGTGTCGTTCCGTAACGGTCTCTCCCTGGTCACACCACTCCATGCAGGTGTCGCATGTCACGGTTTTCACCGTGAACGAGTCGGGCAGGAATTGCACCTGCTGCACCGAGTATTTAGTGGCATCCTTTCAGCCAACTCCCAAGTCTCTTATTTCCCGGTATTCCGGCCATTACGGGTGCGTGTCACTGTCCACGCCGCCGACTCAGTAATAAATGCTACAGTTTCGTCCGATTGCTGTAGCCCAATCGAGCATAGGGAGAAAGGAGAGCCCCCAGGACTGCCTGCGATGTAAAGCCTCACAGGTACGGCTTTCCTCGCTAGAGAATCCAATTACGCAAAATGGTCATTAAGATTCGAATAGCAATTTCAATACTCAAGTCATCCATTGGGCCAGATTGTGGGGCACAAAGGTTTTCTAGTTGATTGCAGAGAGTTTCTTTGGTTTCGTCTGACATACCATCGTCAGATGCAGCAATCAATTTGTCTGAATTAGTGATAGCGGCCAGTCCACAACCAATAGTCCAGATTGCCTTGCTAGCGGTAGCTGTAGTAATGGCACCAGTACGTACATCATTAACGATGGACATGATGCACTCGAAGTTCAAACCTTTAGTGAATTGGGGTTCACAAGCCATACGTCTTCTCCTGAAGAAAGAAATTAACCTACGCACTGAAAATACGGATGTGGATATCGGTAATGCCATTGGCAGATATCTTGTTGACTTCGTACTGGACTGATTTGGTTTCAGATAAGGCTTTTAATTCTTGAATCAATACACTTAATGTAGAATTATATTCCATATCCTTCAAGTGGATGCCAGCCATTTTTTCAAAGGTCTGATCTACTTGGAATTTAGCAGCCTGCCGAGTTCCTTCTGAAAGTAATTTGCTAAGTTGGAATTCTAAGTTAGATAGTGCTACGATCTCTTGAACAACCGGCTCTTGGTCTGGTTGTTTGGGGTTCTGTAGAACTTGGACAATCTTGGTTACAAATCTAAACATGCTTCTTCCTATTCTTGCCAATGAGTGGTGAAGTGCGTTTGGGTTTATCAGATTTCGAATTTAATTTGGACTTAGAATTGGGCTTAGTACGCTTAGGCATTGGTAGTGGCTCTTGTGGAATGCTACGTAGAGCTAGACTCTTTTTCGGAGATTCAGGACGTACCATATCGAGCCATGCCTGAATGTCTTCATTGATGTAAAACTGATGGGTTGGTCGACCCATAACAGTTTCTTTTTCTTTACGATAGTTCAGGATGCCAAGTTGTACGAAGTCCGAAGTTATCTGATGGACTCGGGTACTAGGAATACGTAAGTCTTCTACTAGCTTTTGCTTAGTGACTGACTTCTTACGGTAGATGTAGTCAATGACTTCAAAGTTAAGTTCATGGCAAGTATCAAAGGCAATCTTACGTACGATTGCGTAAGACTCATTAGAGATTTCTGTTTCACCTCGGACATACGCTAGACAGCGTAATGTCAAAGTGAACTGCAAAGCTAGTCGAGTGGCTACTTCGGGTACTGGCCTATGGATCATGCCTTCATAGCGGTCCTTCTCTACTTTAGTACGTAGATTAGCTACTAATCGAGCTAAGGCTTTGACACGTTCACGCATGTCATCGTTCATCTTGGGTAATTTGTCGATAGAAAAGTTTTCAGCTAAGTGCCGATAGTAGCCAAGAACTGTGTGCATCAGTTTGGCTTTGTTTTCCACCTTGTCGTCCATCATAGACATGGCCATGTCCATGTGGGCATCTTCATCAAAGTCTGAGCCTAGATAGTCAATCTTGATGAAGCGTTCACCCATCGTAGCGTCATTATGTCGATGGATTGCATGGGTGACCCCAGCTACTAAACAGAATTTGAAGCCAGTGTATTCTTTGACCTCACCATTACCAAAAGTGATCTTTACGTAACCATCGTAAGAATCACGGAGGATATCCCAGAGTTTTTGTTGAACTCCTTCAGGTAGGCCAAGGATAACTGTTAGGTCTTTGACGAATAAAGTCTTTTGGTTTAGTAGTGGCAGTAATGAATTGTCACCACCAGCTTTCCAACCAGAGACTAAAGACTCGGCTGTGAACTTAGATACGTAGTCAAAGTATTTATTGCTTCCACCAAAGGCTTCAATAATCATTGACTTACCACAAGATGGTGGACCTACAACTAAACACCATAATGGTTCTCCTGGAAGGTAAACTGAAATAGCACAAGCTAGAACTGTGTCTATGGTGCGTAGAATAGAGTTGTTAGTGTAGATGCAATCAGTAATGCGTTTTCTAAATTCAGCATGATCCCGAACTGGTGGGATATCTTCGATGTTGGTTTTGTAACCAGTACGGACTGTTTCATCTGAAGTAAGTTCTTCAGCTACGTCAGCATTGGTAGCCATCTCTAGTAAGATTTCTAGACATTTGGTTTTAGGCTTTACGGCCTTATAAATGTCTCGAACATCTTTACAAGGACTGTGGGTGGCCCCACATTTCTCCTGGAGAGAAGTAACTAGTGGGGCGTCCCAATTGGCGAATGCAAAAGTAAAGCCACTGGCCTTCTTGCGGATAGATAGTTTGCCAGCATTGCCTGCTTCATCATTGTCGAAAAAGAAGACTGCTGTACGGCCCTCTAGGAGCTTGTTCCAATCGTCTTTCCAGGTGTTGGCACCTGGGACGGCTAGAATGCTTGGGGAAGCGGTTTTGGTGGCTCTATGGGCCGCATAGGCTGCTAAGGCATCCCATTCACCTTCGCATATCCAGACTTCTTCTTCCAGAGACTTGGGGTGGAAGGGCCGGTATAGTTTGAGAGGAATTTCGGGAGCTTTGAAGATTCGATAGCGTTGCTTTTCTAGTTTGGCACTTGGCCGGAATGTTCCCAGATTGTTCAGATAGTCTGAACCATTTCGATAAGGTACGTACCACAATTCATGTAGTGGGTTATACGCAAATTGGGCTAGGGCCAAGACTTCTGCTGTTAGACCTCGGGCCTTGGCCAAAGTTTCATATTGTTCTTTTTCAGTAGTCTCTAAATATTTAGCATGTAAATCAGTGATGAAGGTTAAATGATTGCCTTCCTTACCGCAGCGTTTGCATTGATACATGCCAGTGGAAGCTGACAGGTAGAAATGTTTTTCTTTGTCACAGAAAGGACAAGTTCCAGTGAATTGGTTGGAAGTAGAACCAGTAAAGTCTACTTTGTAAAAATCATAAAATCGTTTGTAGTCCATCGTGAGTCCCTATAGTAATTCGAGTCAATGCTCTTGAGTTATGGTTAAAGTTAGAGTTGAAGTTAGTTTGATATTAAAGCTAAGATTAGTTTGACTTAGGGTCGAAGTAGTCCGGTGTAATGGATGTGCCTGATGCCCAATCGGATAAGATTATTTCAGGCTTACACTCACAGTTAATTCCGTAGTAACTACCGGATTCCTCCATTGCTTCGAGTAGTTGGCGTAGTGGGGGAACATCTTGTTCAGGGTATTGGAAAATAAGTTCGTCATGGACTTGTAAAACCATTTTGGTACTGGAATGCTGGGTGATACGGTGGCACTGTGTAATAGCTCGTTTAACGATGTCTCCCTCCGTACCTTGAACGATATAGTTGACCCCTGCGTAAGGTTTGTGTTTAGGAACTCGCAATCGATATCCTGAAGCAGTTTCCACATATCCTCTTTTACGGACAAACGCTCCTGTTCGATTAAGGGCATCTGCCACGTTCGGAAAAAGTTTGAGAACTTTTGCGTGAGTTCCTGGGATTCCACACATAGAGTCAATTTTGTTTGAGCCTGCCCCGAAGATGATGCCGAAGTTGACATACTTAGCTACCTTCCTTTGTGCTTTGGTAATCGTGTCTGTTTCGAAAATCATTTTGGCTACTGTGTCATGGAAATCGAATCCATCTTCAATAGCTTTGATTAGTACGGGTTCTTTTGACCAGTAAGCAAATATGCGTATTTGAAGTTGGTCATAGTCGATATCTAACCACTTGTAGCCTTTAGGTGGTCCGAATACTTTTCGGATAGAGTATTCCACCTCTAGTAAGTTACCTTCGTCATCCACACGTTCTTTGCCCTTACCAATGTTTTGACCATTAGGGTTAGACATAGAGATACGAGTAGTGGACGTACCTACGATGTGAACATTTGGGTAAAGATAAAATCCTTTCTGATAGCGTTTGTAAGAATTGAGATAACGTAGGGCTGCTGAGACTTCGCGATATGAAATCAATGAGTCTACGAACCGTCTAGCAGCATACGTATTGGTTTGTAGTTTTAGTTTGGGAAGTGCTGACTTATCGGTTGATGGACTACCAGCTTTAGTTTGAGATTCAGACTTAAATTTGAATTGTTCGAATAGGACTTTCTTTAGTTGGAGGTGGCTGTTGGGATTAAATTCTTCAATACCGAAATTGGTATTGAGGATACGTTGCATAGAACTATGGTATTTAGATTGAGTTTGATTAGCGTCATCTATCTCTGATAAAAAACGATTGTCTAGAAGATAGAAGCCATGATTCTCCATATCGAAAAATGGTAATAAGGTATTGAGTTGATCGGTGTATGGCCCTTTCAATTCGTTTAATGAGTTTTGTTGAATTACAAATAAGCCAGCAGTACGAATGGCATCTTTGACTGCATACGTTTGACAAACAGTTTGATAGTGATGCTCTGCCGATAGATTTTGATGTTTAGCTATGGCCTTGGGTAACCACATATCCATTTTGTGAAATCCCTTGTCGATACCAGCCATGTGTGGATGGTTTTCTTCAGCAATACACCAACCCAATTTCTTAGCAATCGTACGTAATGATTTGACTGTGGTATCTAGGTCTTTCTCATCATCATCCAAAATATCAAGATGATGAACTGCTAAATCTTTCAGACCTTTGGGTCCACTGGAATCAAGCACATGGGCAGCTAACATCGTGTCATGAATCATGATTTTACGTAGCCGACCCTGCACCCAGTCACCAATTCCTGGAAGGAAAGACAAGGCCCGCATGTCGAATAGGGCATTGTGGAACACCCAAGTATCATGGGTTTTGAGAATGTCTTTGATTTCTTTCAAAGATTGCTTGGACCACTCGGGAATGCGAGTCTTAGGATTTACTAAACATTCCCAGTAGTAGGTGTCACCAGACTGATCGCACATAGATACCGCAAATGCCCGACAACCATGATGGAAGCATGGTCCGGTCGTTTCGGTATCTATGGCAATCCATGAAGACATTGTGTTTCCTTTCTAGTTAATTGTTAGTTGGCAATGTTTAGACCATATCAATCAGTGATGTTTAGGTCTTTTTTGGGCTCTTGGGTATAGACACAACCCATTTCCCATTTGCCAAGTGATTCATTGCTCTTAGTGCATCTAGGACAAATGCGATAACCAATAGACTTAAATTCCTTAAAACATTTAAGACATTTACGAATCTTGACCTCGGGCTTTATCGGTTCATCCATGATTCCAGTCCATGAATAATTAAGTAGCCGTAGATAATGGGGGTAGGTATTAGCTACCCCCACTAATAAACCGTTGGCTAGTCGATGCTGGTGGTTAGTCAGCGAAGTCGATTACGTCATCTAGAGAAATCGTGTAAGACTTGCCAGCCTTGTCATAGACCGTCAAACCCTTAGCCTTGCTATAGGCGGTGATTTCGTAAGTAGCTGGACGAGTGGTGCCCTTGGGTTTGGCTTTGACGGATGCACCAATCCAAGTGCTAGGATCGTCTGCATCGAAGTCATCAGCTTCGTCTGAATCTTCAGAATCGTCCGAATCTTCCGAGTCATCTGCGTCATCCGATTCCTCAGAGTCTTCGTCAGAGTCTTCGTCCGAATCTTCTTCGGATTCTTCCTCAGATTCGTCTTCCAGTTCTTCTTCGTCTTCAATAGGACGAACTGCACGAACTCCAACTCCTAGTCCACTGTTGCCTTTGTAGCAATTGATGCGGACCATACAGGCTGGCTTTTCCTTGCTAGCTTCTTCACAGAGAGCTACCAGAGTTTCAGGATCGCCACCTTGGGTATCGTACCCAATGCGTTGGAATTCATAGACAGCCGTTTCGAAAGCATCGTCGATGGTACGTTCACCTCGGGCTGCTAAAGAAACGAAATTGGAAACTGTTAAACCCTTACCGACAGGGCCAGTCACAGTGTAATTGAAGGAGAAATAGCCATTGCCATTTTTATCCTTGCCACCACGTACCGAATTGACTCGGCACTGGACAACTACATTGGCTTCAGGCTTGAGTTTGAAAGCACTAATGATGTCTTCATTAGTGGTATAGCCCTTGGAGGTTGGAGCTTCCTTATTCATGGCCTTTTTGACTTTACTGGAGTTGGTACGCAAGAACTCCAGCAAATCTTTAGAACCGTTATTATCAGTAGCCCCAGGTTTCTTTTTGCTTGGCAGAGCCATAATTTAATCCTCATCAGTTAGATACATTAGACATAGCAGAATTAAGTAACCTACGCTTTTTTACGTTTAATCTTTGGTCGTTCCTCCTTATCGGTGTCGTCATCGTCATACTGGATTGAGCAGTCACGTATTTGATTCTTGAATGCAGCCTCAACTACTTTGGCACCTTGCTTCCAGGCATTCGGTCCATCAGATGGGATTGCAAAGGCTTTGAGGGGTTCTTTGGTCTTGGAGTCTAAGAAATTCTCACCAGTACCGCATTTGGTCCAGATACAATCCCAACGGACATGGAGGGCTCTGTGTTCATTGTGATAGCCGAAGTAGAAGGCAAAATCCATTGAGCGTTTGAGGTAATCAAATACGGCTGCTGAACATGCTGGACCATAAATGGTTTCTGTGGTGCCGGTATTAAGTTCTGCTTCACGTTCTTTGGTATGGGCTGTGAAAATACAACCTAGTCGAGAGTCGTATTTGAAATTATTTAGTAGTGATTCGAATCGAGCATTGATTTGACCTCGGCAATGGCCAAAGTCTTTCTTGGGTACATACTCTAAGTTTTCTTCTGCCAAGTAATCGTTTTCACAACATTTGTAACATTCGACAATGTTGTCGATGACTACTAGTTGACAGCTATCATCTTGTTCGAGTTGCTCTAGTGCGTAGAACAATTGCTGCCAAGGATTGGGGGCACCTTGTTGAAGTTCGGCTACTGTACGTGGTCGAAATTGGACCATACGGATTGGTAGGTTTCTTCGGGCTGGTTCGAATTGGAAGACAATGGCTCCTGGAAAGGAGGCACATAACGATGTCTTGCCAATACCGGCTGTGCCGTAGATCAAGGTGAAGTATTCTAGGAACTCGGTAGGTACTTCATTGAGTTCATCCGGTCCTGGGATCGCGATTTGATTGGGGGCTTGGGGCTTGGGTAGCCGCATGTTGGCACTGATTTTCTTGGCAGTTCTCATTGGTGACTCCGTGGTTAAGGGAATTGATTGGCTAATGGTATCCAGAATCTATTCGGCAATCAAGTGGGGTTCGGTACAATTTTTCTGAAGGAAAAAAGAAAGGGAGCAGCAAGCTACTCCCAGTAAGGATGGTGGTCTAGTCACCATCTACATCTTGTGGTGCCGAATCAGGATCATACCATTGGTGGCACCAGAATGGGTTTAGGGCTTTTTTGGGACTTTTTTAACAGGTCTTGTCCCTGTTCTCCCTCCAATTCGGGGAACACTGTTTCGATTCGCTCCAAGCCCACGGTGCTTCCACTTGTTACGTATTCGAAGTAATCGCCTTTTCCTATTGTCATTGCGTCGAAGATACCGAACGGGCGTGTCCAATGATGTGGATTTACCTCTCCGTCCCTGCTTACCCAGGGATTGAAAGGGTCCGATTTGATGGACTCCCACCAAAGGACAACTTGATGCAGCAATGGGTCTAGGGTTTGCCGAACAAAGTTGTTGATGTCCTGCTTTACTAATTCAATTTCGTAGCGTTTGAAATAGTGTTCAGGATTACTGGAGATATCATCGTGCAACCGATTAAGGAAATCTCTTTCGGTTTCTTTGGCACCTTGGCGTAATGAAGGTTTACGGATGACGTTGTACAAGACTCCACCTACTTCGCGACCATAGTGGTGCTGCATAGTGTAGGCATACAACATGGTCTGTAGATCAAATGGTAGAGTCAGTACGATTTTGGATTCGTCAATAGTGGTTTTGGTTTTGTTTTCTTGTAACCAAAGTTTGCCACCACGTTCAAAGATTTCGTCATACCGACCACGTAAAGTCAGTTCGATTCCGTTACTAAGTCGATGTTTAATCTTGAATGGTCGTTCTTGGTCTACGTAGTTGATAGTGTGTTGGTTCCAGAACTTTTTGTAGTGTGGAACCAGTAGGGATGTAATTAAGCACAAGTCACGATCTACATTGCCCTGTGATGCCCATTTGAGTAGGGCTGAATTGACTTGGGCTGAAGTCATACCTTGAGCATTGAACTCTAAGGCTTTGTGGAAGATTGTACCGAACTCCATAGCTTCATTACGGCTACAGGGTCGTAGGCCCTCTACGGTGTAGATGCGGAAGCGTTCTCGATCTACTACGAATTTGGAGAGTAATGAGTAACTAATACCATCTTGGTAGAGGTCCCATATTGGAGACTTCTTAGCTGACCTTCGATTCAGCTTTGGCATTTCTAATTTCCTTTTTTAGTTGGAGGATAAATCGTGAGTATTCGACAGAACTAGTACCTCCTTGCTTGAGAATTGTGTCTGGGTGGGCTACTGGACAATGCGGAATATTGATGAGCTTTAGGGCTGCTTCTGCTCGTTTGCCTAATGCGAATACGGCTCTAGGGGTAACTAGGGTAAAGAATCGTTCTAGATTGGTAGAACAGGACTTAACTTCATGCTTAGTAGGATTACGAGTAGCTAAACGTGATTGGTCAGTGTATGGAGTACACATGACAGAATTAACTACAAGATATTCCAAGTCTTTAATACCAACTTCTCGAATAGCTATGTCTAAAATATTGCCAGAGTTACCGACTACGGGTTGACCGATTAAGTCTTCAGTACCGTCAGGATGTCCTGAAACAAAGACATAAGGATGTTTGACAGACCAACCAGTTCCTCTAAGGATAGATTTGTTAATGGTTAATTGATGAAGTTCACATTTCTGACAATTACGGCATAGTCCAATGTGCATGGCTATTTTTTTACGGACTGGTTGAAACATATTAGTCCTCATCTGGTGACCAATCTTTTGGGACTTCGTAGTCGGATTTCCAGTAGTAGTTTTCAAATAGGCGTATGGACTTATAGATGCCACCTGGACTACGTGAATCTAGTTCTTCGTATTGTTTCTTGGTTGGAAAAACCCATAGAACTGAGTCACCTACTTGGAATGAATGATTAGTGATTCCTCGGATTTCTTCGATAGTGAAGAATCTAGGGTCAGCAATCTTGTATTCCATGCACATATCGCGGCAATCTTGGAAGGTCAGATATTTTCGCTGTGTCTTACCGTCCTTCATCGCTACTTGATTAGAGTCGTAGCGTAGGCTGAGAAGTGGAAAGCGTACCTGACCTACGTAGATGTTGCCCCTACGGTAGCTACGTCTGTAAGTGCCTACAGTCTTCTTTCCAGAAAGCATGGCACCACCTGGGGTCAATGTGCCAGCCTTGATTGTTTTGTTACCAAATTCCAGCATCCAGTTATGCAGGATTTGCCGGTCATTGAGGACTTTGGAGTATTGTTTGGTAGCTGATCGAAACTCATTGAGTTCGAAGATAGAGGCAAACCAAACATTAGCTGGTAATCGAGTATTACGGCCAGCATACTTACGTTTGCCCATAGGTAAGCGTCTATGAGATATGGGAGTATCTGAGTCCATCATCTCATCAACGAGATTGAGGACATTTTTACGTTCTTTGGCAGGATCAATCATCGGTTCCTCCTTTGGCTGCTCTATGGTAGGGACCGTATTTCGGATTGTCAATAGGAATAGATTTCGGTAATACTCCCCCTACGACCCCATTATTTCTGAAGAAGATTCTCTGACTTCGATATTGCCAGCAAAACACTGTGTTTGATGAGTTTACGGGTTAAGAAACCAAAGTGAAGTTTGCGGTTCTTAGCTTCGGTTTCGATGGTATTGACGATGTGTTCTAGGTTGACTCGGCATTGGGCTGGGCCCCAAGCATTCATTTGTTTTTCTAGGCTGGAGCAAGAACAACCACTGGACTTCTTGATACCAAAACGGCTGTAGAACTTGGATAGGATAGTTCCAGGACCAGATTCAGAAGATTTGGCAATTGCTACTGGTTTTGGAGAAGACTTATCAGATATTGTTTGTTCGATACTTTGCATGTCCCACATACGCCTGTAGTCACTACGAGTTTGGCAGAGTTCGTATATTCGGCCAATCTTTTTACGTTGATGCCGAGTACACCAGCCTTCATTAGGGCATTGGCATGGAGTGTCTGTGCTTAAGTTATTCACTTAATTCTACGTCCATACAAAATGGTGGCGATTCATAGCCTGGGTCACCGGAAATTATATAACCACCACAACAAGATTGGTATGGATCAGGTGAAGCCCACAAGTCTTCACAGATTGCTGGGAACTTTAAGTAGAAAGGATCGCATGTGCTAGTACCCTTACTCCAAGCAAGGCTTTCTAATGCTAATCCATTGGCTTCAGTATCTTGAGTATCAGGATCGTCTATGTCGAAATGGAATGCGTTTACGTCTGCACTAGCAGATTCACCATAACGAATTAGACGAAGTTCCATCTTTGGGTAACCAAAGCTAGGATCGTTATTGCAAGTTAGAAGAAACTTTAAGAAGTATGAAGTGGATACTGGACAAGAAATTTCATCACTAAGCCATTGTTCTTTTGAAGAAGATGAAAGAACCGTAGGCGGATCATTGGGATTGTTAGTAACGTATTTGTATTGGTTCATCTCATACGTACCATTCAAGCAATCGTCACTAGTAATTGTGATGTATAGTTTTTTTGGAATACATTTGAATACGTCATCTCCATCAATTATTTGATGGCAATAGCAATCACAGTTTTGACAACTACGTTGTTCTAACCAATGAATTTCCATTACAAAGTCATCGAAACTACCTTGAACAAATGTCCAGTTACCAACTTCAGTAGTTCCAATCAGCCAGCAGTTGTCACTAGGTTCTTTAGGAATACAGATGGTTACCCATGATGGTTGATTACTAAGGATATTGTAGCCTCTAGCAGATACCCATAATTCTGGAGCGTAACATACGGTCAATGGTTCATCTGTGTTGAGCCATTCATAGGTATAGCTCTCATCTGGGTCTACACCATTCTTGACTGTAATAATCATTTCACCAGTGCCAGAACCCATAGTTCCAGCAAATGTGACCTCTACCTCATAGTCACCATTTGGATCACCTACTCGTATGGTATAGGTGTTGGCTGGATCACAGTCTTTTAGTAAGACGTTAGCGTAAATACTGCCAAGAGGTTTAGATGCTGGATGACAGATAGTGGTATGGTCGTTGTCGGCTATTAGAACCCCATCTAAGAGTTCACCATCCCCATACCAATCTCCTGAGATAGGACCATCAGCCCGATTGAAGTCATCCTCTTGAATGATACAGGTGCAACAACAATGACGGGGAGGCATGGTTTACCTTAGCAACAAATGTTATCTGCTGCCCAGTGACATGGGGATTTGTCAGAAGGATCAGCACCAGAAGCAGTAGACTTAGCTACTCGTTGAGTGGCCCATCCCCATAGTCCTACAGAGTTAGCCCCATCGAATAGGCATTCAGAATGATCTACTACGTCTACTTGAGTACCTATTAAGTCTGATAGTTCACATGAAGCTGAACGAATGGTTACGGTAGCTATTTGTAGATTGTAGTATGGAGATTCTTCATCATCATCGGTAGTTACTGAGTCTATCTCAAACTCTATAGAGCTACTGCTAGGTTCGATATAAGGAAGTTCAATGTATGTCGGTATAGCCCAAGGCAATGTTTTGAGTTCAGTAATTGGTCCATTACGAGTTAGGATGTATGTAATTTGTTGAAGATCAATCATTGGATCAATGTCTAGAATGTCTTCTAAGACTAGGTGGAATGATCGAGCTAATCGTTTCTTAGCGTTGTCTTTTATTTCATCTACGATAGTAATAGCATCAGCATCTAATTCAGTAGCACCGGCATCTAATTTATAAAATGGGTAGAAGTAATCTATGTCACTAGAATCATTGTTCATTGGCCATTTTGACTCATCTGACTTATATTTTGGCAATGATGCTTCAATGGGATCATTTGGAGTAGGTTGAGCATCGAATAAAAAGTCAGTCGTACCGTTGATGGTAATAATGTCTTTTTCAGGTTGACCTACACCCGTATTGACTTTACGAACTAACTCTATGGTATTCGTTACTTTTGTACCAAAAGAAATACTAATAAATTTGTCCATATTTTTAACTACATAATATCGTGAGTAAAGCAAACGATATTGAGTTAATTTTAAGTCGGACTTACTTATTGCATCAGTTGTCTTAGTTATTTCATTGCCCTTGCTACGATAAATAGTAGCCATCTGAATATCGGCAATGTATCCCAATTTTTGGGAATAGGTAGTTTGTGGCAAGTAGAACTTAGATACTTGAGCTACATCATTTGCTGGAAGATATTGTAACAGTCCATCTTCACCAGATATTTTGAACTCAGTATCGTAAGCTGTTTGTCCAATAGTTCTAGAGTAGTCTTCAGTAGACTGGCTAAGGTGAAGTATTAGTAGTTTGTTATTTGAATACAAAGAATTATCTAAAGACGCCATGACTCGTTCTATCTGAACAAAGTGCATCTTTTCAAAAGTAACTAAACCTTTGTTTCCAATAATTTCCAAAGTAACAGTCTTTGGAATGTCATCTAAGGCATCACTTTGAGGATCGCCTGTTTGAATATAGGGTTTACCTTCTTGCAGTTCGATAAATCCGGCATCGAAAAAGGATTGCTCAGATACTAATATCTTAGCAGTACCTACATAAGGATAAGACCAATACCTAAACGTATTAAGATCAGTAAGGTTAGATATGGGTAGTCCATAACTTTCATACCGATCTATTAACTCAAAATGATTGAGAGCAAGAATCGACTTGCCCGTAACAGTATTAGTAATTTTAAACATTGGATACTGCCTTTAGACAGATAAGCCAGTATCTTTAACTGTAGACGTAATGGTATCGGCCTTACCCCCAGCACCCCCAGGAACTCCTGAAGGAGACTCTGATTCCGTTGGGACTAGGCGTTCAATCTCATATTCGATTGGTTTACGCCAATTGGCTAGGACTAGATAGTCCAGGATGAACTTACGGAAGTCGGTAATTACGTCACTGACTAAGATAGACAATGAAGAATAATATGCCACCATCGGAACCTTGCGTCCGGTAGCTGAACCAAAACCACCGTCAGATTGAGATTCGATAACTTCAGGTGGAATGCCAAGACCTTCTAAGATTTCTAGGCGTAGTTGTTCAGGGTATTCCATCAAACCTTGTGGCGTGATATTGGCTGCTGGTGGTTCATATTGCCAGCGTTGCTTACCAGATTCAGGATTGGTTTCATCTGGGAAGATGCGGTAGCCGCCAGTACGAATGTTACTCATCATCTGGGCGGCTAAGACATCGTTGGAAACTTCGCTTCCATCAGAGAGCTTAGTCTTTCCGATTGGGTAGTACATTTGTCCGCCATCGAATGAGTTCCGATGGAACCAAGTTCTACGGATATCTCTAGCTCCATAACAGACCCAGGTTTCATGCCAAGGTACGAAACACCATTCCAACCGAGATTGACCAAAGATTGAATTGGTTTCTCTAGCATGGGTATGCCAAAAGACTTTTGGGATGACAAGATTAAGTCCATTGCGTAAGGCTTCTACTCCCCGAACATTAGCACCGACTAAGGCGTTTTGTTTGAGAAGTGGCCTGACTGACAGGGCATTGTAGAGTTTTAAGGAATCATACTCGATACGGTTGTTGATGCCTTTACGGTAGATTACTTGAGAACAAGAGAATCCCCATTCAATAGCCGATAGAGCATGACGTAGGCCATTTTCCCAAAACCGATTTAAGGTCTTAAGTAGAAAGTCACGGACTTCCTGGTTTTCACATTTGACTATGTAAGGAAACTGGACTCCCTGTTCCCGAATAGTTTCATGGATAGCAGGCTGATTGGCCTTGTCTTCTGGAAGGAAAATGGTGAAAGATTGAATCGGGCCTTTGATTAGGTTGAGTCCGAACCTAACCCGAGAATCTTTTAGCATTGTGGGGATTAAGGTCACATTGAAGATTGGAAAGTTGTGACCATACTGTGGGTCGAAGGTAGATGGAAGAAATGCCCAAACATGCCTAACCGGATTATCGGTATAGGTTTTGAGCATTTCACTAGCTGAAGAAACTACTGGCTTGGCCATTTATCGGGAACCTTAGATTCGTTGAGTAAGAACTTGTTTTCAGCTTTTTCTGCTAAGTCAGCATCCCAAGTGGCTTCATAGATGTATTGCTTAATGTTCTTGGAGGTTACCCGAGTATTGTTCTCCAGCTTTTCTTCAGCCTCTAATCGAGATTGAACTAATCCAAGTAAGGCTAATTCTCTTACTCCGAAACAGGCTGGGATTCCGTAGAACCTAGCCCATCGAGCGATGGGTAGAATTTTTTTCGGATAGATACGATCAACGCCTCCGTAGCATCAATTACTAAATTGATTTGCATTCCGGCCAGTTCGATATCAAATTCTTTCTGAAATAAACCGGCAAATTCTTGTCTCCAAGAATCAGGTACGCCACGTTTAGAAGCAATTTCATTGGCTTCTAAGTACATATCTTGAAGTTGAGTTACTTCAGCAACAACTGTTTTCGTTTTGCCGACAATTTCTAAAGTACATTCATCACTAGATGGTAATTCTAGTCGCATTAGAGTCTCCTAAAGATAATCGTGGTTAGTGATTACTATAATTAGTTACTAAACATATTCGGAAGCATAATTTGTCTTATAGACTATATTACTACGTGTAGGATCGCCTTGCAATGCGTAGGTAACGTCCCACATAGCCATGTAAACCGGAACATCTACAGATTGTGCAATTTGCTTGTGAGTCCATTTGTTGATGCCGACTCTATAAGCAGTTATTAAGTTATTTGAGTCATTGAGTGCTGTTGAGTCTAAATTTGGATTTTTATATACGCCGTATAAAGCAGGGCATTGAATTCCATATCCAACTCTAATTGCATGTCCAGTAAGTCGGACATAGTAAGTAGGTACTCCAAATGCCATAGTGGCATGATTGTTGTACTTATTATCGGCAAATCCTAAACTTACATTGTTAATGCTTAATCCAGTATTTTTTCTATCTGCCAATCCTGTTCCAGAATTTATGGAAGCAGCCATGTGAGCATTTCCAATAGGTTCAATAGACGGTAACATTGACGCGTTAATGTTTTCTATTAAAGTAATAGAATCATTTCGAGTTACCCAAGTATCTTCAGGCTTAGTAAAAGCTAAATAGTTACTATTCCTATAGTTGACAGATACTCCTTCTGGTGCTGCTGCTAAACCAGCTTGAGCCCCAAACCCAAGTGCTGCCGAACTACTATTCGATGGTGTTGTTGGTGGGGCAATGTCTTTAGGTCGATATGGTTCTTTAGGATCGTCTACTTTCCAGAATCCCTTATAGCTATTGTGAAAATCGGCAATCTCTTTAGCAGTTAGAGAAAGATTGTCGGGACAAGGATTGTATATAAACGTATGGTTTGGTAACTGCATGTTACGATATCCATACGTATTTTGAACAAAAGTTTGAGACAAATCTCTAAACCATTCCCATTGACTTTTTCTACTAATGATAGGTCCAGCATTAGGGTCACTTGTTCTTGGTGAGAAAGGCGTAGTACCTATGTCAGTTGGGAAACTAGTTGCAGAAATAACACGAACAGGAAGGTTGTTTGGAACTTCGGTTAAAGTAGCTTTGGTAGACCATAAGGTATCTAATGGATAAAACAATCCAGTAGCATCGAATAATTGACGCAAAGAACATAACACCATGTATTTCATGGTTATGTCTACTTGATTAGTGTGTAGATGTTCTTTAATTCGTATAGACAATGGTAATTGTTTTGGTGTTCGTTTTTTATTTTGGTCAGTTAATGGCTTGTCTTTATTAGCTGCGTCTTTTTCATCTTTCATAAAATCATCAGGACTACCAATTAAAACTTCAGCCCTATCTCGACGATTAAATAAGTAAACAAGAAAAGCTATCCAAGCCCAACCTTTCCAAGCTCCTGGACGTACCTGAAATGTACCATTAAAGATATTTATCCATTTGTAAAATCCACCAGCTACTTTGAAATTATCTGAAACTAAAGATGATGATACTTCATGAGTAACGTCTGATTTAACTATAAATGGAAATCCAGCAGTTTCAGATTGAATTTCAGTATCAACAATTGTGTAAGAATATGATCGACTATTTTTTAGGTATTTAAGTTTTGTCTTTCTATGAAATCCTAATGGAATGCGTGTTTCAAACAATTCAGCTAATTGTTGAAGCCTACGTCTAGTTAATTGCCCTTCATTGGCTACAAAATCATAATTCCTGTTTCCGTCAAATTCAACAAAACCAGTAACTGTTAAAGTTATGGCCCCCATTTCATTTATGTCTAATTCTTGTTCTTCTACAAGCGATAATAACTTAAATCCTTTTCCCCCAAATCCTACACCATCAACGTATGGATCAAGTTCAAGAGAGGCATGGTCACTATCAGAACAATTTAATTGATTATAAGAAACTTTCCATTTACATCTAACAGCCTTATTACCAATTATTGGTTCCCAATCTAAAATTTCTGGAAACGGTCCTTCTAAAAAAGTTTCAGCTTGTAGGTCAGCAGTAAGTGCAGACCCAAAACCTCTACCATAAATTTTTAATTTTAATCCTGATGTAGACAATGTTTGTTTTATATTGTCCATATCTAGATCAACAGTAGTGCTTCCTAATAATTGAACTGTTTCAGTAGTAATGACAAATTCACATTCAAAAGTTACGCGTTGATATTTTATTGTATAACTATCATCGGCCATAATTGGTTGAATGCTGGCATTTGACTTTACAAAAGCATTAAATTGATATTCTCCATAACTTACAAAATTAGTGTCACAAGTATTTATTATTGGCATGTTAAGGAGTAGTTCCTCTATGTTGTTGTGTTACTATAGAAGGCTGTGGAGCATTAGATAATGAAGTATTTGCATTAAAAAACAAATCAAGTTCGGCAGCAATGTTCATACTTAAGGCAGGATCGTCTTTATCAGCATATTCACTAATTCCTTTGAATACGCCTTTATAAATAATGTTTGCTATAACTTCTCCAAACGTACCACCAAAATATGGTGTTGGATCTTTAAGAAGTTTTTCAAATATTCCAACTGAACCAGCAAACATTTCTATGCCACTTACTAATTCATCGCCAAAAGCAGTAATTAGTTTATCGCCAAATTTGGCTATTTGAATATTCAAATCTGTTGTAGCATTTTCTATTTTGGCCAATATTCGTTCATTAGTGGCTGCTCTTGATATATTAAATTCCATCATTTTAATTTGACTATTGATTCCAGATGCTATTAGTTCTCCAGAAAATCCTCTTGTTTGTTCTCTAGTATTATCTGCAATTTCACTTAGTAAACTTAAAACATCCATTCCCATAGCCACTGGATTTGGAATTAAACCACCAAGACTAGAACCAATTCCTCCACCAATAACTGCACCAGCAGCAGTACCAAGTCCTGGAAGGAAAGTGCTTCCTATAACTGCACCAGCTATAGAACCACCGACTCCACTAGCAGCAACTTGAGCATTTTTAGCGGTACTTCCCATGCCCGAAAATGCCCTACCAAGATTTACCCCTTGTTCAGAAGTACCTTCAACTAATGCTTTTCGACCTTCGCCTAATGCTTGGACCCCAACATCTCTAATTGATTCTAAATGTCCTAAAATGACCCCACTAGCAAGACTAATTCCAGCAGCAGTCCATCCTGATGGAGCAGGTACTATCGGAGGTTGCCTAGTATGATGCCCACCTCCACCACCTCCTGGTGAACGATTTCCTGGGGGAGGGAATGGGGGAGGAGTAGGAGGGTTCCTACCACCACCACCAGTACCGCCAGTGCCCCCAGCACCTCCACCTGAACCTCCCCCGCCACCAGCACCACCTCCACCTCCTGGAGGAAGATTACCGCTAGGAAGCGTACGGCTAATGCGACCTTGCTCTAATAGATTGCTACGAGTGCCATAATATTCTTGATTTATTTGTCGTTGAAATGCAGCACGTTCTTCGGCAGTTCTGGGAGTACCCAGAGTATTCATTAAATTAGCGGCAGCATTATATGCTTCATTATTGGCCTCATTACGAAGTGCCCTAGAAAACTCTAGACGTTGTACTCGTTGAGCCTCAGACTCATTGGCCCTACGTAAACGATTTTCAGTACGTTCTCTACTTCGCCGTTCTCTAGTTAATTCTCTATCTCGGGCCTCACTATCTCTTTGAGCAGTAGCAGTCGTAGCACTAATGTCGATACTATTGAATAAATTATCTACTAGCCTTTGTCTTTGGGAATTTATGCTGTCAATCGCTTGTCTAGCTCGATTGGCTACATCCGATCTTCCCCTAGTGACTGCTTCTTGCTCTACAAACTCTAGACTTGAAGTTACCGAACCTAACGCACTGTCTAAAAGTGAGTTTGCTCTAGATCGAATGTTTTGAACTTCATTAGGAATATTTTCACGACTAGTTCTAGAAAAACTTCTAGATATGTTTCGTTCAAATATGCCCGCCCTACGTTCGGTCCTTATTGTCGTAGCTCTAACTCTAGCCTCTAAATCTCGAATCCTTCGAGTTAAGGCAGCATTGGCACGTTGAGTTTGAGCTTGTGAATATTGTTGTAAGTTTGGATTAGTAGGTTGTGGAGCATTACCTTGGTTGGCTGCGGCAGTAACTTCTTCTGGCGAAGCTACTGAAACATCAATTCTTGGAATTTCGTTTGACACAACTACATCCTTACCTATTAGTGATTCATACCGTTGGAGGGTAGTCGATTAGGCTATCGTAAAATAATTACGACCACCACAAATTTGAGTTGCTCCTGGGGCAGTAGGAGACACAAGGTCTGTAGGCAAAATCATAATCGTTACAGCTAATTTCCTGAGAGTAGAGGAAAAACGTAACGATTGCGAGTCCGCAGCAATAACTGCTTTAGAGTAAGTAATGCTAGTTAATGCACTTGGAGTCAAAGTTCCTCCAGAATCAGCCCATTTACCTTTGGTAGCTGCAGTCGTACCGGAGCATGGCGTCAATACCAATGCCTTAGCATACGTAGATAGAAGCGTACCTACGCCAGCCACATTACCAAAGTCTGCTACCAGTTCACCAGCACTTGTACCAATAACGCCATCGGCATCACCGTCCCAAGGCCAAATCAAATCACGAACTCCAGGCATGTCCACTTCTAAAAGGACACACCGAATCATCATGTCGATGCCCTTGAAGATGCCGTCTAAATTACCACCGTAATGGTCAGCCCGAATTTCTTCAGTCAGTACATTGGTGATTTGTTCGTAACCGTCTTCGGTAGCTCCAAGAGCCTTACCATTGAAAGTTGCTGTAAATGGACCTGCAATAAAGGTCATCTTGAAAACTCCTTAGAGGAAAACATTAGTTCGAGATTTCGATGAACTCATCGTTCTCTGTTTCGGAATAGTTTGGAGGCAATTCGGGTTCCCCCTGGACCCCCTCAGGTTCTGAAGAAGAACCCTTGGCTTGCATTTTGGCATATTGGTCCAAGCAACCTTTGCAAGTGACCGCTACGATTACCGGACTACATACCTCTGGCTTGACCTTACGACCGCAGGCTAACACCCATTCTTGGCCCATTGGAGTTCGGAAAACAGGATGCTCCCCAGTGGTGTGAACTACAGTCTGGTTCTCCTCAGTTTTGGGGAGTAGCCAGCAGATGCTCGTTAAAGCCACAAAACTGGCCTTCTCGCAGCACTTGGCCTGGGATATGGACTTTGCATAGGTTCTACGTTTGCATCGCGTACACTCGAAGGGAAAGTCCATTTTGAGCCTCTGGGAAAATCGTGGTTTTAGGGTAGTAGCCCCAATGGGGGGTACGTGATTTAATTCCGCAATGTCTAGATGTTATCGGCAGGGTCTAAAGAGAGAATACTCTCTCTCTTCCTTATTAACGGTATCTGTATACAGATACTAGCCAGCAACTCCAGGCTTTTTTAGGGGTGTTGGGGGGTCAAAAACGATTTTAGCCCCTTTTGGGCAAATCAGCAAAACTTCTTGAAGACGGCAGTTGGGGCTCTGAATCGGGCAGTCAAGGAATGACCGGCTGGAC